CGTATATGTACAACTACACAGAAGTGGTTTTTTAGTCTGTATATAAGCAATCCTTTATGTAAACCTCTATAAAGTAGGACCGATGTGGACCTAGTTAGTATCACTATTTGAGACACAGCCTATAGAGATAACTAATCGTGTATTACAGTAACGAAATGTTACAGCTTTGTAATAATACATCACGTTTTGTTACAATATTGGAGGTTTGTGCATTTTATGGGTTGACCAGGGTGTTTCTATGGGTATAACTGCGGAGCAGGAGCACACAGAGTATTACTCTTAGAGTTAAAACTAAAGTAAAGTAATAAATAAAGAAGAGTATTACTCTATAAGAGAGTGTTACAAAAAGGATAGTGGACATAGGAAGAGTTTAACTCTAAGAGTTATAACTATACAATTACATATTATTACAATTTAACACTTGTAGTGTGTATATATTCGTGTATACTTGTATTAATGTAACGATAATAACATAAAACAATGTTACATTAACTGATACGTGTCGCTCTCTATGTAACACTCTCTCCTCCCTCTCTCCTCATATGTAGTTTGCGGCACGTATCACTTTATTCCCACTTGTATAATAAAAGTATTGACTTTCATGTCTAAACGAATAAAACTATACGCATCAGACTCCGTACTAGAAGAGTTTTACTCTGCTTTAGCTTCTAATGATGTTAAAGCTTTCCAGCGTGTACACATTCCTCGTAGTGACGTATTCTATGTAAGAGCGCATTTACGTGACGTGTTCCCTGATAAAGAGTTAACTCTAGATTACGTAGAGAGGATGATGTACTTAGAGGGTCTACTGGACCGCAGTGAAGTATTAGACCCTGATAGAGAGCGAGACTATGGCTAGAAACTATAAGAAAGAGTATGCTAACTACCAAGGTAAGCCAGCTCAGGTAAAGAAGCGTACATCTCGTAATGCTGCTCGTGCTAAACTCTCTGCAGGTGGGTCTGTTAAGAAGGGTGACGGTAAGGATGTTCACCATAAGGACGGTAATCCTCGTAATAATGCTAAGTCTAACCTACGTGTACAGTCTGCAGGCACAAATAGAAGTTTCCCTCGTAACAAGAAAGCTGGAAAGAAATAAGCATGGCTATCGAATACAGAGGTGAGAAGTTTGAAGGTTACAACAAACCCAAGCGTACCCCTAAGCATCCGACTAAATCCCACGCTGTACTTGCCAAAGAGGGTGACACCATTAAGCTCATCCGCTTTGGTGAACAGGGAGCATCAACGGCAGGTAAACCTAAAGCGGGTGAATCTGATCGCATGAAGAAGAAACGTGCATCCTTCAAAGCTAGACATGCTAAGAATATCAAAAAGGGTAAACTCTCAGCTGCGTACTGGGCTGATAAAGTAAAATGGTAGGTACTCTTGGAGTAATCATGGTATGTATGTCTGCTTTAGCTGAGCATTGCCAAGTACTGACTAGCCCCTACGTATTCCGTAGTGAGGAGGAGTGCCAGGCTTCTACAGTAGCTGAGTCACGTAAGATCATGGATAAGTATAGCCACGCAGTCATCACACCTACTTGTGTAGCTCTGCGCTACAATGGGGAGCCAGCATAATGGCAGCACCTAAGCCAACCAATCCTAAGCTATATGCTAGAGTAAAAGCAGAAGCTAAGAAGAAGTTTAAAGTATGGCCCAGCGCTTATGGCTCTGCTTGGCTTACTAAGACATACAAAGCACGTGGAGGTAAATACAGTGGCACGAAGAGTAACAAAGTCTCGTAGCCAGCATGTGTTACCTAGCTCTCGTGGTTATGCTAAGGGTGGATTAGGTAAGTGGTTTGGTGAAGAGTGGACAGACGTTAAGACAGGTAAAGAGTGTGGTAGGTCTGCGGGTGACGGTAGAGCATACCCAGCTTGTAGACCAAAGGCAGTAGCCTCTAAGATCAGTAAGCAAGAAGCAGCAAAGAAAACTGGACCTAAGAAAGTTAAGTGGTCTACAACAGCATCTGGGAAGAAACGAACATGAAGAAAATGTGTCCTAAATGTAAGGGTAAAGGTTGTTCTCACTGTGGTGGAACAGGTTATCATGAAGGTATGAACAAAGGTGGTATGATGAACAAAGGTATGAAAGCTCTTAAGAAAGAAGCACCAGAAGTAGCTAAGAAGATGGGGTACATGAAGGGTGGTATGACTAAGCGGATGGGTTACAAACACGGTGGCTTAGCCTGTGGTGCAGATGTACAACCAGCACGGCCTATGAAGAATAACAAGTCATGAAGTATTATCACAAATACCAAGAAGCTCTTGAAGCTAAGGGTTATCGTGTAGACGAGCATGGCTACGTGTGGGACTCCATGGGTAACCAGTCTGCTGGTGAAGATAACTATGGCAACGTACAGAGCAAAGACGTTAATGTTAATGCTATCTGTGAGGCAGCTGACATTGCTGCTGTTAAGCCTAAGAAGGCTGCTGCACCTAAGGGCAAGAAACGTGCTCGTACAGCTAAGGGACACTTTGTAAAGGATGACCCTAACACACCAGAGAATGAAGCGTGGGTTGACGAGTAATGGTTGTAGCTCGTGCATATAATACTGTAACAAAGGGTCTAACAGTTACCGCTACATCTGGTGGTGCTAGTGCTGATCTTCTGTATGTATGCCCTGCTAACTTTGATGCGGAAATAGTATTCCTTCATGTTACTAATGGTGATACTGCTAATCACAACATAAGCCTGCAGTGGTATCACGCAGATACAAATACGTATCACCATATACTAAACGATAAAGCTATAGCTGGTAAAGATGTGTATAATGTCATAACGTCAGACAGGCTATTCCTACACTCAGGTGATAAGATATTAGCTTTTGACGGTGCTAGTGCTGCTTTAGAAGTGTTTATGTCAGCCAAAGAGATGTACAACCCTAACAGGTAGCATAGCGGGTATTCCAACATAGCAATTCTAAAAAGTACTATAATGTAGTATAACTGTATGAGCCAATAAAGGCATAACATACAGGAGACTACACTAATGTACTTAACATACGACTACCCAAGCCAAGTTAGAATCGCAGTAACTAACACAATCAAACGTACCTTTAAAGCAATAGTTAAGTTCTTTGTTTCTATTGGTACTTCATTAGCTAAAGCTCAACAGATGAGAGCAGACTACTGGCTTCTTAACAATATGAGTGACCAACAACTCAAAGACATTGGTATTACCCGTGGTGAGATTAAGCAACGGTTTTACGATACAGACAGTACAACATGAGAAAGTAGTGTAATGGCACGTAACTTAACAGAGAACCAACAGAAGTTTCTTGAAGTCTTATTTGATGAGGCGGGAGGCGATGTTGTACGTGCCAAGCAGTTAGCTGGGTATAGTGATAAGACTCCTACAAGACTTATTGTTGAATCTCTAAAGGATGAGATTAACGCAGCAACTCGTACTCACTTTGCTCGTTCTGCTCCTAAAGCTGTTATGGCTCTTGTAGGTGCTCTCAATGACCCTACAGAGCTAGGTATTAAGGACAAGATGGCTGCAGCTAAGGACTTGCTTGATCGTGCAGGACTTGGTAAGGTAGATAAAGTAGATGTTACTTCTAATGGAGGTGGTATCTTCTATCTACCCCCTAAAGAAGGTAACAATGAGTAACAGTGGCCCAGTACGACTACGATAGAGACTTAGGATTCTGGGAGTTACCCAGACCTTTAAAAGGTAAAGAGAAGGAATGGCACGTAGTAGCACGTGCAACAAACCGTCAGATTCCTTTTGGTTATAGGGTACATCCTGATAATGATAGACTATTAGAACCTATACCAGAAGAGTTAGAAGCATTAGAGGTTGCAAAGCGTCACTTAAAGCAGTATTCTTATCGTGAAGTAGCAATATGGTTAAGTAAGACTACTGGACGCTACATATCTCATATGGGCCTACACAAGAGAATCAAAATTGAGCAAAAACGTAAGAAATCAGCTACAATTAAACGCAAGCTTGCCCGAAGGCTCGAAGAAACGCTCTCGCAAATCAAGAAGCTCGAAGAAGGCCGTATCGGTAGCTACAATATCCCAGAAGACTGAGGAGCCTAAAGCAGTACCAGCTACTGCTAAAGCCGCTGAGTTTGATGCAGACATTGCACAAGAGGTAGTATTTAAGCCTAACCCAGGCCCACAGTCTAACTTTCTTAGTGCATCAGAGCGTGAGGTACTTTATGGTGGCAGTGCTGGTGGGGGTAAGAGCTACGCCATGCTTGCTGACCCTCTACATGGACTAAATGATCCTAACTTCTCAGGGTTGCTAGTACGTCATACTACAGAAGAACTAAGAGAACTCATACAAAAGAGTCAGGAGTTATACCCTCGTGCAGTACCTGGAATTAAGTGGTCGGAACGTAAATCGCAATGGACTTCTCCTCAGGGTGGAAGACTTTGGATGTCTTATCTCGACAAAGACACCGATGTCACACGATACCAAGGTCAGGCTTTTAATTGGATTGGGTTCGATGAGCTTACGCAATGGGCTAGCCCTTACGCTTGGGATTATATGAGATCTCGCTTGAGATCGGCACACTCTAACAAACTAGGTCTTTACATGAGGGCCACAACAAACCCTGGAGGAAGCGGTCATGCTTGGGTTAAAAAGATGTTTATTGATCCTGCGAGATCTAATGAGCCTTTCTGGGCAACGCATCTTGAGTCAGGCGAAACGATTACTTACCCTCAAGGACACAGTAAAGCAGGTCTGCCTCTATTTAAAAGACGATTTATTCCTGCCTCTCTGTTCGACAATCCGTACTTGGCTGAGTCTGGCGACTATGAAGCAATGCTTCTCTCGCTTCCAGAGCATCAGCGTAAGCAGCTACTTGAAGGTAACTGGGATGTTAATGAGGGTGCCGCTTTCCCAGAGTTTGACCGCAAGATACATGTCGTGGACTCATTCGAGATCCCTGACTCTTGGGCAAGGTTTAGGGCTTGCGATTACGGTTATGGCAGTTACACTGGTGTTCTGTGGTTTGCTGTAGCACCTGACGAACAACTAATTGTGTACCGTGAGATGTATGTCTCTAAAGTTACAGCTTCTGACTTAGCAGATTTAATACTTGAAGCAGAAGCAAAAGATGGTACAATACGGTACGGGGTGCTGGATAGTTCTTTATGGCACAACCGTGGCGACACTGGGCCTAGCTTGGCAGAGCAGATGAATCACAAAGGGTGCCGCTGGCGTCCGTCTGACAGGTCAAGAGGCTCACGTGTCGCAGGTAAAAACGAAATACATAGGCGTCTACAAGTAGATGAGTTTACTGATAAGCCTCGCCTTGTGTTTATGAACAACTGTACAAATACTATTGCACAGATACCTAGCATACCACTGGACAAGAGAAACCCAGAAGACGTAGATACCCATGCAGAAGATCACCTCTACGATGCACTGCGATATGGTATTATGACACGTCCACGCAGTAGTATATGGGATTACAACCCAGCAACACAACGCACAGGCTTTCAGGCATCTGATCCCAGCTTCGGCTATTAAGGAATATAAAACATGGCAGAAATCAATGATCTTTCGTTTGAGACTGACGAAGTAACCGCTGCAGAAGATACTAAAGACAGTATCTTTACAGAGACTTCTAGTGTTGTGGGTTTTGTTAAACAGCGTTACTCACGATCTGAGGACTCTCGTTATACAGACGAACAGCGCTGGCTTCGTGCTTATCGTAACTATCGTGGTCTCTACAGTTCTGATGTACAGTTCACAGACACAGAGAAGTCTCGTGTATTTGTTAAGGTAACTAAGACTAAGACGCTTGCTGCATACGGCTCTATCACAGACGTACTGTTTGGTAATAACAAGTTCCCTATGAGTGTAGACCCCTCCATTCTGCCAGATGGTGTAGCAGAGTCTGTACACATTAACGCTGACCCTAATGCAGCTGCTGCTGGGGATGCACTAAAGTCTGTTACAGAGCGCCCAGCGCCTAAGCCTTACTTGATTGGCCCTGACACTAAGCTTGAGCCAGGTGAGACACTTGCAGACTTAGCACGGCGTATTGGACCCCTAGAGGATAAGCTCTCATCTGTAACTGATAAGATTGTTGAGGGTGACGGTACTACCCCTACTACAGTTACATTCCATCCTGCTATGATCGCAGCTAAGAAGATGGAGAAGAAGATCCATGACCAG